GGGCAGATGATGAGGGCGGGGTATTGGTTTGTGTGTTCTGTGGTTGCGAGGGCTTGGAGTGATTTGCCGAGGCCCATTTCGTCTGCGATGAAGGTGCGTTGTTTTTCTGCGGCGTAGGCTACGCCTGCTTTTTGGTATGGGTAGAGTTGGAGTTGGAGGGTTGGGATGTTGATGTTTGCGTCGGTTGCTTGTGTGAGTTCTTGGGCGTGTTGGGCTTTTTTGGTTTCGATTTCTGCTTGTGTGCGGATGTGGTTGGGGATGGGGTGGTTGTATTTGTCTGCCCATTGGATGAGTTCGTGGACGTTGTTGTATGGTGTTTCCCAGTGGTTTTGGTGGGGGTTCCATTTGATGCCGGGGATGGCTTTGAGGTCGTGGATTTGTAGGGTGTCGTAGGGGACGCTGATTTTTAGGATTTCTTTTTCGAGTCTGATGGTGGTTGTGCCGATTGGGTGGTCGGGTAGTTGTAGCCTTATGAGTTCTTCGTCCACGTTGATGTTCCATGAGTTGGCGAAGGATATGGCTCGTTTTAGGGCGGCTACGGGTAGTGTCCAGTGTTTGTTGATTTTGTCCCAGCGTGCGTTGGGGAATGATGTTTTTAGGGCTTGTACTTCATCTTTGTTGTATGGTGTGTCTAGGATGAGTTTTGTGCCGTTGAGGTAGAGTCGTTTCACAGTTCGTACATGTCTTGTGGGTGGACGGGTTGTGTGGGGATGGTTTGGAAGCTGTCGTCTATGAAGATGGGGGTGTTGGGTCCCATGTAGGCGGCGTAGATGTTGTATTCGGCGTATTCTAGTGCGTCTTCTAGTGTCATGTCTGTTTCTTCCATGAGTATGGCGATGACTTTGTTTTTGCTGTATACGGCGATTGGGAGGCGTTCTACGCCGCCTGTTTGTTGGGGGACCCATACTTCGGTCCATCCTATGCAGGCGAATTCAAGTCCGTCGGCTAGTAGTGCGTCGGGGTTGAGGTCGTCTAAACAGTTTTTTGTTGCTCTGTATGTGGGGAAGGTTTCGTATGGGTCCATGGTGTTATTTTACACGATGCTTTCTGCGGCGTCTAGTGTGTTGATGTGGGAGTCTACGAGGCTGTCCATGGTTTGGGCAGAGGTGTAGCCTCCGGCGAGTACGTATGCGATGGGGATGTTGTGTTGTTTTGCCCATTGGAATACGGTGTTTTCTCGTTCGGCTAGTGTTTCGTGTGAGATTGTGGGGTAGGGGTCTGTTCCTGCGTTGTACAAAATCACGTTTGTGTTGGGGTTAACTTTGTTTAGTGTTTCGTTTACGGCATCTGTGTAGTCTGCGTCTGATTGTGCGATTCGGATGTTGTGTGTTTCATCTTCTTCGTATTGGTCAAAGTAGTTGGTGGAGATGTCGTATTGTTCCACTCTGGAGTCGATGTTGAGGTGCCGTAGCATTTTGACGGTTCCTCCGCCGCAGTGGGCGTCGAAGTCTAGGATGGTGACGTGTAGGGAGTTGAGCCAGTTTGCTGTGACGGCTAGGCCGTTGACTGTGCAGAACCCTGCGCCGTTGTTGTGGTGGGCGTGGTGAAGTCCTGAAGAGAGGCTTCCTGCTACGGTGTTGTTGACGATGGCTTCTGCCGTGGCTGACATGACTCCTGCTGTGGAGTTGAGTGCCATTTCCCAAATGCCGTAGTCCCATGCGAATCCGTTGGATTGCGACTTGGGTCCACCGGTTTTCAGGTCTTCGTAGTAGTCGGCGCTCAGCGCCTTTTTGATTTCGTCGTTTGCGTTGTGTAGGGCGACGTGTCCGTTGCTGGCGGGGTCGGTGATGTGTTCGTGACCGATTGCGTCTGCGATTTCGCCGCTTTTGCGGGTGGTGTCGAAGGCGTGTTCAGCGCCTGTGTACTTTTCGTTCCAGTAAATTGTGTGTTTCATGTTTCTCCTTTTCAGGGCGCTACTCGCCCGTTGTTGATGAAGTGGTCGTGTGTGATGGGCATTGCTGCTTGGAAGAAGTGTTCCAAGGCATCTGCGTATTGTCTAATCTCCCATTGGGCGGTTTCGTCGCCTCGTAGGTTGATGAAGTTCATGAGTGCCCGTGCGTTTGTTGTGGCGTAGAATTCGCTGTAGGTTGCGACGGGTAGCACCATGCGGGCTACTTCTTTTGCTACGCCTTCTTCTAGGAGTTTCTCGTAGGCGTGGAAACTAGCGTGGTATGATAGTTTCATTCGGGCTTCGGAGAACTCTGCAGATTCCATGGGTTCAAATGTGTATGATCCGGGCTTGCCTACTTGTGTCCGCATTTGTTCGGTTGCGGGCATGTAGGCTTCGGTGGGAATCTCTGAGTATCGTCCAGAGTATTCGTTGTATGACCAGCCGATGCGGTGACGGAACCATTCTCGCACAACAAAGATAGGTGCTTTGATGTGGAACCTGAAGAAGTTGTGTTCGAAGGGGGTTCCGTGCTGTTCCCGCATCAGGAAACCGATGAGACCTTTGTCTTTTTCGGTTAGGCCGTCACTGTGCTGACCAAAGCTGACTCGTGCGGCGTTTACTACGGACAGGTCGTCTGCTGTTGCGGCGTCTAGTCTTACGAAGCCTTGGTCTAGCACTGTGATCTGGTTTGTCATCAGGCGTCTACTCCGAAGTTACGGGTGTGGACCGTGAAGTTGCTCTTCGTGCGAGGGGCCTTAAGGTACAGGGGGCCGTTGTAGTCGCCGTGGTCAATGATGTGCTCCTGCAGTTCGTAGGGCAGGTGCTGAGGGAGTAGGACTCCTTCGTCACGAGTGTCGGTGTCTACGTAGGTAAGGTAAGGCGAGTGGCGGGGGTCGATCCGTCCGCCAAAGTCTTCGATCCAGTATACTTTCTGTCCCTTGGCTGCAAGTTCTTGCGCCAGGGGAAGGCATGCATCAAACTTCCAGTGCACTGCACGTTCCTTGGTGCCGTCGTCAATGACGGGAATGTCTTCGGGGATTCCGAGAATGGGCGAAATGTGCTGGTTTGCATTATCTCGCCACGTGGTCAGCCAGTACAGGTCGGTGCTCTTGTAAAGCCCCTGCACAAGTGACGCCATGTAGTCGGGAACCCACACTGTGTAGCCGTTGGCGGGATGAGGCAGAGTTTCTGCGTCAAAGTCAAGCTCGCCACGAGTGTACAGGTGGTTGATGCTGTTAATTACACCGTCTACGTCTAGGAAAACGGCGTATTCGTTTGTTGATTCCATATTCTTCTCCTTTTGTTATGGAGCCTTCATTATAACACACTTGTAATGGTATGTCAAATAAGTAGGCTGTAAATAGTGTGACCCCAGCCCTAAGGCCGGGGTCACTTCCTCGTTGGAAATACCCAAAGTGCTGTTTGTGTATTATGAGAGGACTACTCTTATAATATGCAACCGTTTGGTTTATGTCAAGTGTGACATCAATCTAGCAGCCACTCGGGATGCTGAAGTGTCCAGTTGACTGTTTTTTCAAACGATTCTTCAACACTCATGGGTGCTGTCCATCCAGCGTTTTTAAGTTTATCACCATTGAGCGAGTAACGCAAGTCGTGTCCGGGTCGGCTAGAGTGGTAGTCCACAAGCTCATAGTTTGCGGGCTTGCCTACAATATCGCTGATCATGTTCACGATTTGCAGGTTGTCGATTTCTCTGTCGCCAGATACGTTGTAGCGTTGAAGGTCAGGCGTTACGTCGCTGTTGACGTACTGCTGATGGTCAATGTTTTGAAGTATGTGCTGTACTGCGTCCGCATGGTTGCGTGCGTGTAGCCATACTCGTGATCCAATTGTCCATTCGCCGTTTTCGTTAGGGCGGCTGTGGACTTCAATTTGTTCACCATTAAGTATCTTGTTGATGACCATGGGAACATACTTTTCGGGGTGCTGTCTTTCGCCAAAGTTGTTCATGGTGTTGGTGATGTATACGGGAACGTTGTATGTTCTCCAGTATGAGAAAGCTATTGCTTCCTGTGCAGACTTTGATGCAGAGTAAGGGTTAGAGGGCCTATGCGGCTCTCCTTCTGCGTGGTCGTGTCCGACGGGGGCAGGTCCGTATACTTCGTCTGTTGATACTTGAATAAACTTTTCTGGCTGTACGTCTCGTGCATACTCCAGCATGTTTAGTGCAAGGCTTACATTGTTTTGTACAAAGTCAACTGGTTCAGTGATGGACCGGTCTACGTGCGAGTCGGATGCCATGTTGACGATGTAGTCGATGTCTCCGATTTGTCGCTTGATTTGATCGTGGAGGGGTGCTCGGAGATCATGCCATAGAGGGGTAACCCGTTTGGGGTCGTAGGCTTCAATGTCCAGCAGTCTTTCAATTCTGCCGGAGAACCTTAGAGAGTCTAAGACAACAATGTCCCAGTCTGTCGTTTTTAGCCAATGTTCTACGGTGTGTGATCCGATGAACCCAAGTCCACCTGTTAGTAAAATGCGCTTTCTCATGTTGTCTACCTTACCAGTTAATTACTTCGTCGTCAAACTCTTCGTTTTCCAGAGCCGTGTTAAGTTCTTCGTCTGTCCGGCCACTTTCTACCGTGGAGTTGTACTGAGAGAACTCTACAACTTCAAAGGGCCAAGTATCGCCACGCTTGCAAAGCGCAGGCCATTCTCTAGCTTCTCGCTGTCCACGGTAGTGCTTAAACTCAATAAGCTCAGGATCGGTGGGATCAGGCGCTAGAGCAATACCGAACTCTGACCATCTTGACCATACTGCTGAACCGAAAGGACGAAGGTCTCGCTGTCCACCAGACCCCAAGGGGGCGTGGTGCTCAATCCATAGCGCACAGTTGTAGGTGTGGCGAAGGTAGTCTAAGAACCTTGCGATTTCAATTGAGACTGATTCTGCCGTGCGTCCACCGGGATCAATGAACGCCTTGTACAGAGGACCAAAGAACAAGATGTCAGGCTGGATTGCCGCAACGTGCTCTTCAATCATGGCTCGGTCTGCAGGGGTTAGCAAGTTAACGCCGTCAGGCTTCATGAGTAGATGGGCGTCCATGCTTTCGTGCTTTTCAAACCATTTGATTTTGTCATAGATTCGCATTGATGTTCGTCTAATGATTCGCTCAGGGTTTTCCAAGTCGATCATGAGAGTACGGGCAGGCTTCATAACGTCTCGTCTGAAAGGGTGAATGCCTGCAGCAGACATTAGCGCAACCTGTCGGGCGAGAGTAGTTTTACCTGCGCCTTCAGCGGCAACAACAATGACTCGTTCTTGGCGTTCTAGTACGTTAGGGATAACCCAATCGTAGGAGAGATCAACGTCTGTTTCTAAGAAAGGAGTCCACTCTACCAGATTACCATTGTCTCTGTGTTGACGATCTTTTTGTGAAATGAATGCGTCAAGGCTTGACGCAACTCTGCCCATAAGGACACCTGATGACAAGTCTTGATCTTTCAAGTCTGATAGATCGTAGATGAGTTTGTCTAGAGGTGATTCGGTTTCTTCAGGAACCACGTCATCTTCAACGCTAGTGTCAAAAGGAATGAGGCTATCGCTAAGTTCTTCACCAGCATTAATCAAGTCAGAAACGTCGTTGTGCTTTCCGGGCTTGAAGACCTTTACTTTGCATCCTGCCTCGGTCAGCATTTTATTGACTGATCTTGCGTGGAGATAGCCCGCTTCATCGTTATCACAGATAATGATAACGTTAGCTCCGGCCAGCGCTGCGGTGTGGTGAGCCATCCATTTGTTTTGCCCCTCAGCACCTGCACCGCCAGGGTTTGTTGTAGCAGTCTTCCCTAAGTCTTCAAGTGAGTGTACGTCTTTCTCACCTTCAACAACATAGATAGGTCGGCCTTCTTCTTTAGCGGCGAGCACCTGAGGAAGCCTATAGAGAGGCTTCTGCAAGTCTGATGTTGACCAGTTCCAGCCGCCGTTGGCATCAGGCTGACGCTGCCTAAAAGTCTTCTTGCCTCGCTCGTCCACAAACCTAAGAACTTCCATCACTAGTGAGCCTTCCTCATCGTAGTAAGGGTAGGTGTCTACTAGGTTTAGCTTAGGCTTCTTGGGGGCTTCAGTGTCTTTAGGGAAAAGGTCCGACGTGGTAAGGTCAATAGATTCACAAATCTCGTTAAGGTCGCACCCTCCGCCCCGTAGGCACTTCATCAGGACTTGTCCCTGACGGCCTACAGATACACGAAGAGAAGGATTGTCATCGTCAGAACGGCAAGGGCACGTTGCATCCCACTGATTGTTGCCTGACTTTTTACTGTTTAGCCGTGCTAATACGTTATCAATCGGTTCCATAACCGTACCTTTCTAGTATCCACGCTTCTCGTGTCTTCTCGTACAAAGAGATAAACATAGCACGATCTGCGTTGGTTGTCAATGCGGTAGCGTTTGTGCCCAACCGTTTGATGGTTTCTGCCAGAACGGGATGGGGCTTGTTGTAATCATACGTGCCGCTATAAATCTTTTGCCCAATAGCTTGAAGTACTGTCCACGCTTCTTCAGGTTCAGGAGGAAGTTCTTCTCCGTTAATCTTTGCCAAAACAATAGTTCGAAGTTCTCCGGGCCGGGGTAGCCACTTCTTGCCTGAGATACCCATCTCTTTGATAGTGTCTCTTACTGCCTCGTAGTCTAGGTCGCTAATGTATTCCCAGTAGCCTTTCATTCTGATGGTTAACGAGGCATTGTCTAGTGACTGGTTCCATGTCACGCTCAGTAGCTCAACTGCGCTTTTGCATTCATTCTTGTCCATGCTTACAGACTACACTCCTTTTTAGTAAATGTCAATACCAAAGAAGAAGCCCCCCTTTCGGGGGGCTGTACTCCTTTCTGCTAGGTGGCTATCAGAAATCCTCAAAGGGATCGCTGCTAGGAACTGTCGCCTTCTGGCGAGGCGCAGGACGGCTTGAGCCGCCACCTCCACCGCCACGGCGGCGCTCCAGGCTTTCAATTCCGATGGTATTGACAGCAACGGTGTCAGCAACGATTTCGACAGTTGAACGCTTTTCGCCTTCTGCGTTCTCCCACGAGCGCTGTTCCAGTCGGCCCTTGATAACTACGGGCGTGCCCTTCTCTAGCACGTTAGCGGCCATTTCTGCGATTCCTCGCCACGCCACTACGTTGAAGAAACTCGTTTCTTCCTGCCACTCGCCGTTGACCTGAAAGCGCTTGTTTGACGCAATTGAAAACGACAAACGTGCGTTGCCGTTGGAGGCAAACTTCAGTTCGGGGTCGGCGGTAACGTTACCGGTTACTGTAATATCTGCATTGCTCATTATCTTCTCCTATCATGTTGACTATGTACAGATGTCCATATACTACTCTGTACTCACATGTCTGTCAAGACCAAATTGTCGGATTGCTTGATTCTGAAAGAAGATAACAATAAACTAAAATGATGGTGATTAGAAACTCTGATGAGGCTATGCAAGCCCTTTACGACTATTTTGTAGACACTCTTGTTGATTTATACGACCCTGAAGAAGGGGAAGAACAAGAGACTCGTGACGACATGCTCAACGTGGTTAGCGTACTATTTGAAGGCTTGTCTATTGAAGCTCAACAGTTAGACGATGGTACGATTCACTTTACTGCTAACCTTTGATTGATGGTTCCGGTGTGAGGTAAAGTGCTTTCTGCACATGACCCGATATTCAACCATGTCGCTAGCGTCAACTACTTCGTCTGCTCCTTCTACGTGCGGCTCGCCCGAAATAAATAGTGCATTGTGCGTGGCGGGATTACCGCACCAACACCGTACCCCATTATCTAGTTGAATTAATCTGTCACAAACTTCAATCAGCCGTTGCGACGCAGAGAACAGGCGTCCTTTAAAGTTTGTTAGTAGACCGTAAGCGTAGATTTCAATATCTTTAAGATCAGCTAGTTCAACCAGATCGTCAACTTGTTGACTAGTTAAAAACTGTGCTTCATCTACGAATAGGTACTTGATAGATGTTTGGTTATTATGGTTGTGGTTATCTATCAAAGAGACTAAAGAGTCGTCTGTGTTTATTGTTTCGCAGACTGTCATTCCACCCATTCTGCTAGAACAGATAGATGAACCCATGCGGTCGTTTCGATTTACTAATAGCACTTGTGTTGGAAATGCTGCTTCAATGTTGAAATGCGTTTGTAGCAGGTGGGTGGTTTTACCAGAGGCCATTGTTCCTGTGAGAAAAGTGATTCTGGCCATGTTACTCTGCCTGTGCTGAATTCCAAAGAGCTGATCTCTCCGAGTTGTAGGCAGGAGCAGTATCTTTTGGTCCGTTTGGCATGCCTACAAAGCCTGGGGCGCTGTAAATCTTTTTGACCGAACTTGAACAAGTTGGGCACTCGGTCAGGCTGTCATCAGACATTTTCTGGAATATTTCAAAGGTGCCGCAAGTGGGGCACGAGTAAGTATAGTTCGGCATACTTGGTATTATACCACTTTCCGCAAATCAAGCAAGGGCTTTCCTTGTACAATAAATGTTAAGTGCTGTTTTGTGGAGATATTATGAGTCGAGGTAGACATTTTAGGCGTGCAGCTAAAGCTTCTCTTGTGTGGGTTTTTGCTTTAGCGTGGTTTTCTCCTGTACCTGCAGCCGCCGCCACATACACAGTCACCGAAGAATCTGACTGGTACTTTTCAATTGATAATGACGGGACTCAAGTCATTATCTATGGTAATTCAAACAGGTCATGCTCAGAACCCGGCGCAGACCCCTATTTATGGGTATACGAAGACGGTCCCGAATCTACTGGAGCGTTAGTTGCGCAAAACGACGACGGTAACCACAACTTCGCTGATCAGTGTGTTTCGTCAAAGATTTATACCACCCTAAATGCTGGAGATTACAGAATTAGGGCTGGCTATTGCTGCAGTTTGCGTGGCTTGGGTTCGAACCCGTCTGGTTATGACTATGAAATAGTTGCTGATCTGTCTTTAACTTCAGACAGTATACCCACAACCACGACCACAACCACTACAACCACCACAACGACCACGACGACAATTCCTCAAACTATAGGCGATCCTACCAATTTGACTTTAACCGTTGACTACTACAACGGTACGGTGAAGGCTGATTGGGATGCACCAACTGACGGAAACGTTGATCCAGAACGTTACGCTATTGGGTTTGGTCTGAATGACGACGGGAACGCTGGACCGTATGGCGTTGCTACTGGTAACGTTGGAGATGAGAACGCTCTCGTTACCGAGTATACGTTCAACGCTTCTTACATAGAGCAGTTGTTCAACGAAGCACACGGTTTGTTCAACGTTAATGTTCGCTCGGATAACGACACTAACGCTTTGTACTCTAATTGGACATCTGTTGCCTCCATCTCCATCATGAATATGCCCGACATAGTTGACAACCAGACTTACGAACGGGATGACGCTACTGGCGACATCACATTTAGTTGGGATGCTTCTAGTGACGGTTTTGTCGATCCTGCGCATTACAAGATCGCTTGGAACCAACTTGGTAATCCGTGGGAAATAGATGAGTCTAACATTACTTATACTCAAACCATTTCTTCGACTTCTCACACGGTTGCTTATGATGACCTAGGTAGTGCGACGTGGTTCTTTAACATTCTTGCTTGCGGTTCTGAGAACGATTGTCATGTTGGAGAGACGATGGAAATTCAAGTTTCAGAAGGTACTCCTCCGACTACCACGACGACAACCACCGTTCCCCCGACCACAACGACGACCACGACGACAACAACTACTACGACCTTGCCTCCAACCACGACCACAACCACTACAATACCTGTAACGACAACAACGACGTTGCCGCCTACAACTACGACGACGGTAGCGCCTACAACTACAACGACGGAGGCACCGCCATCTACCACTACGACGACAACATCAACGACTACAACCCTACCGCCTACGACGACTACGGTAACCCCAACTACGACTACTTCTTCAACAACAAGTACTACAACTACAACAAGCACGACAACAACGCTGCCGCCAACGACGACAACGACGACGCTGCCGGTAATAACGACCATTCCACCGACACCTGAAGAAGAAAAAGCCGCTGAAACTAAAGTGGAGTTTGAGGAACTCGGTATTGATACTCAAGGCGTTGAATTGCTTGAGGTTGATGAAGCAGAAGTCAAAGTTGTGGAACAACTAGACGAGCTTGATGAGGAACTTGCGGAAGATTTCTTGAATGTCGTTGACGGTGAAATCACCACGGAAGAAATCAAAAGCCTTGTGACTGACGAAAACTTTGACAACATCTCTGACGATGCCAAAGTTGTTCTCGTCGCTGCCGTTAACGAAGCGGACGACGAAGTTAAGGCAGAGTTTGAAGAGACTGTAGATATCTTTGACGACGAGGCTTTCAATGAATACATCGCTGAGGGTTCTGTGGTTGATACAGAAACTCGTCGTACTGTTGTTGCTGCCGCCGCAGCCGTGACTGTAGCCACTGCTGCGACATCTGCTGGTCCTGCCGGTGGCGGCGGTGGCGGTCCTTCCGGTGGTGGCGGAGGAGGAGGCCCCGGAGGCGACTCCGGTGGAGGTAAAGGTAAAAAGGGTAATTCTAGAAGAAGGTCTCGGTGAAAGGAGGCACCATGAAAAAAATAATCAAACTAGCAGTAGGGGCCGTCCGTCGTATGGGTAGAGAAATGCTTTACCTCGGATGGACATTAGCAGGTACAGGGTTGGTGTTGATCACCTTGTCATCGACCACGTTACGTCAGGGAATATATATTTCTCTTGCGGGTCTTGCACTGCATCTAATGGGTACTGTATTAGACTATGTAGATGATGAGAGAGAAAATGAAAGCAACTAATCAACTTGTGTGGAACACCTTGGGCCGCATTGCGGCGGTGTTTGCAATGAATGCTATGGCTATTGTTGGTAGCTCTAGTCTTATTGGTGGTATTGATCCGTGGAAGGCTGCCGTTTTGGCAGGTGCTACCTCTGCTGCGACTGTTATTCAGAAGCTCGCCGCAGCGTATGCTGATGACGGAAAGATCACTGCCGATGAGATTGACGCTGCATTTAGCATGACCCAGCCCAAGAAAAGTTAACTAAAGTTTCTATAAAGGTTCTTTTGGGGGCATGACGACTGTATGGTACAATATTTAAGAGGCAAATAGCCTTTTAAGTATCCCCTAACAAGGAGAATTGTAAATGGATATGAACATGTACAAGCAGGTTGCTGAACGTGCTGCTATGACATTCATTCAGGCTTTCGCTGCGATGTTTGTTGTTACGGATATGTCATCAGCCAAGGGTGCTGCTGCCGCTGGCCTAGCTGCTGCCCTTTCAGTACTGAAGTCATTTGCCGCCACCAAAGTTGGCGACAAGTCATCCGCTTCACTCGTCTAAGTTGTGTTAAGCATCGCTTGATCCAACTACAAGCGATACTGTAAACTAAGACTGTTGGGGGATGGCCTTTTGCTCCTTTTGTGTCAACCCACTAACAAGAAGACCCCCGGTCACGATTGTGACTGGGGGTTTTTCTTTGCCCTACGACGCTTAGTAGGAATGTGCTTCAGTCTATCAGGAGTAATCGATCTCCACTGGCCGTGGCCATGTGAGCCACCCCACAGGTCAATCCATTCACTAGCAGGCGTTAGGTTAGTGTTTACAACGTGGCGTTTGAAAACAAACGTTCCACGCTCGCCTTTGATCTTGCACACATCGCCCTTGCCAAGTGTGATCTGACTAGAGATTTGATACTCTTCGCTAATGACCCATCCTTGAGGAGGGCCGACAGGTTGTTTACTTTTTTTCAAAGCCATATGCTTCTCCTTCTTTGCTCAGCAAGGATACTACATATGGTAGCGTTTGTCAAATTGTTGCGTAGATGGTATCTGCGATTGTCTCTCGGATTTGCTCGTTTTCATCCAAGAAAGCTTTGGTATTGGCACGGCCCTGTCCAATGTTCTCGCCTTTGTAGGCGTACCATGCGCCCTTCTTGTCAAGGATACCCATCTCAGCAGCAATGTCCACGATGTCTCCGGTACGGCTGATTCCTTCACCGTATGCAATTTCAAACTCTGCCTGACGGAAAGGAGGAGCACACTTGTTCTTGACAACCTTGACTCGTGTCTTATTGCCAGATGCTTCGCCACCGTCCTTCAGCGTTTCGATACGACGAATGTCCATCCGAACTGACGCATAGAACTTGAGTGCCTTGCCGCCAGTGGTTACTTCAGGAGAACCGAACATGACACCAATTTTTTCACGCAACTGGTTAATCATGATAAGGGTTGTCTTAGAGTGATTAAGGTTAGCTACAATCTTTCGCATCGCCTGCGACATCAGACGAGCGTGCAGGCCAACGTGGCTGTCTCCCATTTCGCCTTCAATCTCGGCACGAGGAGTGAGCGCAGCAACTGAGTCTACAACTACTACGTCTAGAGCGCCTGATTCAATCAGCTTGTTAGTAATGGTCAGGGCTTGCTCACCTGTGTCTGGCTGTGCAACCAAAAGATTGTCAATGTCGCATCCGATTGCTTTAGCATACACAGGGTCTAGGGCGTGCTCCGCATCAATGAATGCACACTTGCCACCTTTCTTTTGGGCTTCTGCAATCACATGCAGGGCAATGGTTGTCTTGCCAGAAGACTCAGGTCCGTAGATTTCGGTGACTCGTCCACGAGGAACACCTCCAACCCCTAGCGCCAAGTCAAGAGCGATAGAGCCGGTTGAAATCGTTTCAATTTGCATTGAAGCAGCGTCGCCTAGACGCATGATGCTTCCAGCGCCAAACTGCTTTTCAATTTGTCCTAGAGCATCTTCGAGAAGTTTATCTTTATCCATGTTTGTATTCTACGGTTTAGGTGGAACGAAGTCAAGTGAGCGGATAGAATAAACCTATGAGTAAACGAGGCCCTAAGCGTACTGTCACTAACGCCGTGAAATTTGGCGAATACGGTAATACTATTTGGCATGTTGAGCTTGAGTGCTCTCACACAGTAGAGACTAAGCGCAAGCCTAAAGTTAATGAAGATAGACTTTGCTGTAAAGTTTGTGTTGCTCCGCCACCCCCTGCTGTCGTGGACCCATTTGCGGATGTAGCGCCTTGGGTTGATTATGATCCGATGGATGAGCTGAAGATTAAAGCAACTTTGGCTTCTAAGGTTGGGGTCCCGCTAGACCAAGTTGAACTTGTAAACGGTACAGCGACAGTGTTTCTTGATGCACAACAACTAAGGAATATTTCAACATGACGGATTTTTTGACAGTTGAAGAAGACGAAGACTTTGCAACTTGGGAGCGTTTCAGAGATGCACCTGAAGTTCGTTGGGTGTTCAATAAGTTAGAAGTTGCGTTACATCAAGGATTAGAAGCAGGACCCGCTGGCTGCGCTCCACAATATGAAGGCTTTTACATTCACCGACCCGTCTACAACCTTTTTGGTATGGGCATTGGTGCAACGAAGTTTTTGTATCTTTCCCAAATGGAAGAAGACTTTTTAAACAATGCCGTGGTCCCTCCCGGTAGTTTTTGGTGCGAGTGGCTAGATGGCCCACACCTTTCTATTGACTTTCAAAAAGATTCTGAAGGTGGCTGGCATACCGTATCAGCATGGGAAGGGTTTCATTCAAGCGACGAGAACTTGACTAGGTTTAGTCATTGGGAAAGACTACCTGAAACAGATGTTTCTGATATTCATGAGTGCTCCCATTTTATCAACCTTGTTGACTTACCTGTCAACGGTATCAACATCGA